GTCGGATGGCTGCCGACCCTAATCTCCCGGTGAAACAATTCATTCCCTATCCGGCCACTTGGTTGAATCGTGAGGGTTGGGAGGATGAGCCGTTTCCTGTTCGTGAGGGTGTGCCGGGTGTGGAGGTTGGGTTGTCTCGGTCTCCGGTTGTTGGTGAGCCTCGGGCGTGGGTTCGGGAGATGCATGACATGGGTGAGCACTTCGAGTGTAAGCCGGGGGAGTTTGGTTGTGGGTAGTTGCGCTTTCTTCATTAGGTGTGTATAGTTATAGACACAAGCAACCAACGAAAGGGAAATCATGAACACCACCACCGAAACCTGCTACTACCTCTGGGACGTCGACAACGACTGCATCGTCGACAACCGCGGCTTCACCACCATCGCCGAGGTCATGGCATACGGCGACGAAAACCTCATCCACTTCTGGAAAGAGTACGGATACAAAATCCGCGAAATCTGAACCAGCAGCGGAACACGACGGGACCCGGCTTCGGTCGGGTCTTTGTCTTTTCCACTACACTCAACGGGTGGCAACAATCACCTGCACCCGATGCGGATACGAATGGACCGTCAACACCATCCGACGCAACCCCAACCTCTGCACATCATGCCGTGCCCGCAAAGTCCAAACAGTCCACACCAAACAAGGCAAATGCATTCCTTGGCACGGCAACTTCGCAGCCGACCAAGTCACACCCGTCGACGACTACGGCAACCCCGTCATGCCCGGTATCCGAGCCTGTGGCAACCAAGACTGTGTCGCCCCGTCCCACTGTGTCGGTGGACCGTTGTAAGCTTTCACACAATAGACAAAGAAAGGACAACCACCATGGCTGTCAACATTGAGTTCCAAGGGTTCATCAACGAAATCAAAACGTTCGACTGGGGGACGGTATACGAAATCTCTCACAACCAAGTCCGCAAGGGACACCAGGGCGATTGGGAAACCGTTGGCCGTGACTACTTCTCAGTCATCGCCCCAGAGGAAGCCCGCCACCTCACGAAGGACTCCCGTGTCCTCGTGAAGGGACGCTTCAAGTCGAAACGGTTCGACAAGAAAGACGGGTCCAAGGGAATCAGCCTGGAGGTCCGCGCCGAAAGCATTGAGGTGCAATCTGCCGGTTCACTACCACAAGACAAAACAGGTCACGCAGCCATCAACGCTGTGTGGGATGTCACACCACTCCCAGAGAACGCACCGTTCTAATGGGGGCGAAAATTACTGCGACAGGACTCATCGTCCTAATCGCTTTGCTTTCTTATCAGGCGGAACCCGTCACCGGAACTATCGGTTGGGTTGTTGTCACGTTGCTCGCCCTGTCCCTCATCGTGTCGATGACTAAGGGCAAGTAGAATGGATTATGCTCTCCTTCTTCGTTCCGGGACGTCCCGCACCACAGGGGTCGAAGAAAAGTGTCGGCAACGGGAGGTTCATCGAAGCCTCTAAGTATCTCCCAGCATGGCGGAAAGCTGTCACGGAACATGCAATCTATGAGGCGACATTCTCATCTTGGGAAACAGTTGCAGGGCCGGTTGAATTAGAAGTTGTCTTCTACCTTGACCGGCCTTCCTCTGTGTCTGCGAAGAAACGCCCCGAACCTATCGTCCCGCCTGACATCGACAAGCTCGCCCGCAGCGTGGCAGACAGTCTCTCCGACGCCGGTGTGTGGAATGACGACTCGCAGGTTGTGAAACTTGTCGCCTTCAAACGTTACGCCGACGGAATCGAAACAGGCGCGTTCGTCCAGGTGTCAACACTCGATGAAAAATTGACTGACAATGTCACGGTTGGAGTGTAGACTTTCCCTCGTATAACACGAAAGGGAAACCATGCTAGAAAATCTTGAACCTGTGAAACGTGTCCTGCCGTGCAAGATGCGCAACATCATCGCAAACCTGGAACCCGAAGACCGCGACATCCTCAACGTCGCCCTCGCTGACACCGTCAAGTGGCAGGACTGGCCCTTATACCGCGCCCTCGAAGAACGCGGAATCCAAGTGTCCCCAAACGTTCTAACCAAACACCGTCGGAACCTTTGCTCATGCAGGCTCATCAATGCTTGAGAACCTGAAACCTGCGGACAAGGTCACAGCGCCACCCGCTTACCGTCCAGGGGTAGAGTTCGACGGGTCCGAAGGCACAGCGACAACACCTGGTTATGACAACGAACCGGAAAACTTCGACGACTTCCTCATCGATGCAGGATTAGACCCTGACGGGATAGACGTCATTCCACCTGTTCGCACGTCACGGTGGCAACAACAACGCGACGGTGAACTTGTGTGGCTCACGTCGTATCGGTTCACGTTCCGGAAGAAAGCGTCCGACCTAAACCTGCCCATCCTGTTAGCTGAGGCCGCGAAGAAGCTTGCCAAAGCTAAACCTGTGAAGGCGGAATCGAAAGCCCTCGTCGTCCTCTGGTCGGACCTCCAAGTCGGAAAAGTCGATTACCGTGGGAACAGCGAGTCGCTACTAGCCAGGGTCGCTCTGATGCGTGCCCGCCTTGTCGAACAGGTGAAGCGTGAAAAGCCGGAACAGGTTATCTTCGCTGACCTTGGTGACACTGTCGAGAACTTCTACAACGCGAACGCAGCACAACAAAGCTACTCAAACGACCTCAGCATCATGGAGCAGGTCGACGTGGCCACCACCCTGGCATACGGCACCCTGAAGGAAATCGCACAATACGTCCCCGACATCACCTATGCCTCGGTCGGGTCTAACCATTGCCAATTCCGCATGAACGGCAAAACCATCGGCAAACCGACAGATGACTGGGGTGTGTTCATCGGGAGGCAGATAGCCCGCCTATCCGAGGAGGCCGGGCACGGTTGGAAGTTCATCGAACCTCAACCACACGACGAGTCACTCGCCCTCGACGTATTCGGTGACGGGTTCCACATTCTTGGCATGATGCACGGGCACCAAGCGTCACGCCCTGAAGGTGTCGCGGATTGGTGGCGGAAGCAATCGTTCGGACGTCAACCTGTCGCAGACGCCTCACTGCTCATCCACGGCCACTTCCATCACCTCCGGGTCACAGAGTTAGGGTCAACCCGTCGGGGAACGTCACGGTTCATTGTCATGGCACCCACGATGGATAACGGTTCGGGGTGGTTCAAAATGAAATCGGGTGAAGACTCAGTCCCAGGACTCGCCACACTCATCCTTGAGAAGGGCATCGACTACACAGGAACGGTCCACAAGCTATGACCGAACACACATGGGGACTCGCAGACGACATCCACGTCGAAGCGTGGAAATACCACAAAGAAGTCGACGACCTCGCCGAATATAACGCCGTCCTATGGTTCACCCGTGAACTACTCGAAGACTCCGACAACCTCACAGAGGAAGAAATCTTCGAACTCGAAACCCTCATCGACACAGCCATCACCGCCCAAACCATTATCAAGAAATACCTCGGACCCAACTACGTCCAGGAACACATCGACAACCTAGGAGACACCGATGAATAACGAACAAGTCCTCACCCTCGTCAACGAATACCGGGAACAACTACGAACAGCCGAAGACCGGGATGCTATCCGTGTAAAGCAAGAATGGTACCGGGGGGAAGCCGCCCCCTTATTCACACAAAAAACAGAAAACAAATGACCCCCACCCCAGGGTTCCAACGCCCCTGCCTCACCTGTGGCACCCTGGCACGCGCGTCCTACTGCGACACACACAAACCAAAACCAAAACGGGACCACACAGGCACCAAACGAAAAACCCACAAGACCCACCTATACGGAGGCACCTACGCGAAGCGAGCAAAACACGTTCGCATCACAGCGCAACAATGTCACCTGTGTGGGGGGGGAGGGAGAGGACCCACCGACCCGTGGGAAGCAGACCACATCAACCCCGAACAAGGTTCAGCGTCACAATTACTCCCAGCCCACAGAAGTTGCAACCGCAAACGCGGAAACAAACCCATCACCAAACCCACACACCCCCAACCACCCCAACCACCCCCCACCACCGGCTAAATACAGGGACGGGTTCGAACCTCAAAAGGCTTTTACGTGCACCCCGTCAGCCCCATCGCTCCGCATAGTGTCGCGAAATTGACCATTTTCCCAGGGCAACCGCTAACCTTATACCGGAGGAACTCATGAGTCAAAGAGGTCGACCACCTAAGCCGGTGGAGCAGAAGCGTTTGTTGGGGAACCCTGGCCGTCGCCCGTTGCCTGACGTGGCGGAGGTTGCTGTCATTGCGGGTGCTAGTTCTGTGCCGGAGCCTGCGAGGTCTTTGGGGTCGGATGGGTTTGTGATGTGGCATCGGGTGTGGTCTGCGGGTATTCCTTGGTTGTCGCCTCATACGGATGTGGAGTTGTTGTTGATATTGTGTGAGTCTGTGGATGAGCGGACCGCGTTGTTGGAGCGGGTGTTGTCGTCGGGTGATAATTCTGACCGGCGGGCGTTGCGTGCTTTGAACTCTGAGATTTCGTCGGCGTTGTCTTTGCTTGGGTTTACTCCGACGGACCGGACACGTCTTGGTTTGGCTGAGGTGAAGCGGGAGTCCCGTTTGGAGGAGTTGCAACGCCGACGTGATTCCCGTTGATTACGGTTGTGTCTGGTCCACCGTGTGCCGGTAAATCAACGTATGTTGAGGGTTTGGCTGAGCCTGGGGACATTGTTGTGGACATGGATTTGTTGGCTTCAGCTTTGACGGTGTCTGACGACTTGCATGTTTATTCGAACGAGGTGCGGTCGGTTGCCCGGCAGGTGAGGCGGACGGCGGTGTCGGCTGCGTTGGGTGTGGCTGCGTCGGGTGTTCGGGTGAATGTTTGGATTGTTCACACGTCCCCGTCACCTGATGCTTTGAGGCGTTACCGTGTGGCGGGCGCTAGGGTGAAGATGTTAGACCCTGGCAGGGATGAGTGTTTGGCAAGGTTGGCTGAGCGTCCCGCTAGTGAACACCGGAGGACGAAGGGGGTCATTGATGACTGGTATTCCCGGCGTTGAGCCTTGGCCTCCACGATGGTTGACGTCTGTCCCGGAGGAAGCAATTTTGGGTGGCGATGGTGGTGACGTTATTGATTTCGCGCAAATGTTTGGAATCATCACAAAGGATTCTGTGGCGGGCCGGTCGGGTGAGCCGATGGTGTTGCGGGATTGGCAGAAGGAATTGTTGTTGCATATTTTCGCTGGGGAGAAGGAAAAGTTCCGGCACTCTGTTTCCCTGATAGGTGTTCCGAGGAAGAACGGGAAGTCCGCCCTGGGGTCCGTGTTGTGCCTGTTTAGTTTATTGAACGGGGTCCGCGGTGGGGAAGTGTATTCGGTCGCTGCGGAAAAGGAACAGGCCCGCATTGTTTTCGCTGACGCGAAGCGCATCATCGAGGCTGCACCGGAACTGTCCGAGGTGGTGAAGTTGTATCGGGACGCTGTGGAGTACCCGGAGCGCGGTTCTGTGTACCGTGTCCTATCGGCGGAGGCTTATTCCAAAGAGGGTTTGAACCCGTCGTTCGTGTTATTCGATGAGTTGCACGCGCAACCAAGCCGGGACCTTTTCGACGTCATGTCTTTGGCACAGGGCGCTAGAGGGTCACTTGCGACGATGGTTGCCATCACCACGGCAGGCGTCAAGACTGACTCTAAGGGTCAAGACTCCATCGCTTACTCTCTCTATAACTATGGGCGGGAGCAGATTCGCCTGGAGGAAGGTGGGGAGGAAACCGACGACACGTTCTTCATGGCTTGGTGGGAGGACGACGGCGACCACCGCAAACCGGAAACGTGGGCACGCGCGAACCCCGGATTCGGTGACCTAAACTCCGTCGAGGACTTTGAGTCTGCTGTCCGGCGCACACCTGAACCCGCGTTCCGAACTAAGCGAATCAACCAATGGGTGTCATCGGCGTTGTCATGGTTGCCGACCGGGTCGTGGGAAGCGCTTGCAGGGGACGCAACTATCACCGCGGATGACGAAATCATTCTGGGGTTTGACGGTTCGTTCTCCGGCGACTGCACGGTCATCGTCGCTGCAACTATCCCCAAGGATGACGAACCTGTCCGTGTGCAACTTGTGAAGGTGTGGGAGAAGAACCCGGACGAGGATGGCGACGATTGGAGGGTTGATATTGCCGATGTGGAAAACACAATTATTGACTACTGCCAAAAACACCCGAAGGTCCGCGAGGTGGCTTGTGACCCTTTCCGGTGGCAACGGTCGATGATGGTGTTGGAGGAAAAAGGGTTGCCCATTGTGGAATACCCTTCAACGTCCCCTAGGCGTATGGTGGCCGCCTGCGCTGGGTTCTATGACATGGTCATGGATAAGCAACTCACACACTCTGGGGACCCTGTGCTGGCTCGCCACTTGCAGAACGCTATCGTGAAGAATGACAACATCGGTCCCCGAATTGTAAAAGAATCAAGGAACAGTCCGCGCAAAATTGACGCGGCCGTGGCCCTCGTGATAGCCGTGGACCGCGCCACCGTGGGTAGAATAGAAGAAGTCGTCCCACAGTTTTTCGGATAGGACAGGTCTGTGATTTCTTCATCTTTGCAAGTTGCCGGGGCTGTGGCAATAACACTTGGCGCAATTTTGGTTTCCGTGCCAATCGGAATCATTGTCGGCGGCGTCTTCCTTGTCCTCATTGGTTTGGCGTTAGGTCGATAAATGGTTTTCAATAAGTTCTTCGAACAACGTGGCGTGAGCTACCAGTCCGTCTTCGCTTCCGGCGACGACATCTCATTCGGAACATATTCCGGAACGAACATCAACTCAGACACCGTCTACACTGTCAACGCTGTGTTCTCTGCCGTGAACCTTATTTCGACAACCTTGGCGACTCTCCCGTTGGATGTTTTCATCCGCGATGATGGCACACGGAAACCTTTCCGCCCGAAACCTGAATGGGTGAACCGTCCCGACGTGGACCTCACTCGTGAAGCTTTCTATTCTGGTGTGTTCTCGTCTATGCTCCTGGAGGGCAACGCATTCATTCGTGTGTACGCGAATACCCGAAACGAAATTGTAAACCTTGTCGTGTTGAACCCGAAGACGGTGACGGTGAAACGAAACGGTTTGGGGCGTCTTCAGTTCACGATTGAGGGCGAAGACGAGGTCCTAAGCTCAGACGACATTGTTTTCATTCCCGACTTGGTGAAGCCTGGCAATTTGCGCGGTGTTGCTCGAACAGATGTTCTAAAGGAATCGTTTGGCCTCGCCTTAGCTTTGGAACGATATAGCCAAACGTTCTTTGGCAGCGGAACAACCTTGCAGGGTGTCATTGAGTACCCAGGCGCGCTTACGAGTGACCAGGCCTCAGATTTGAGAAATGGCTTTGATTCGGCTCACGGCGGTTGGAAGAAGGCTCACCGGACGGGTGTTCTCACAGGGGGCGCATCTTTCAAAACGACTCAGGTGGACCCTGAGAAGTCTCAAGCGATTGAGGCCCGCAGGATGGCCGTGGAGGACGTTGCGAGGGCTTTCAACGTGCCACCGCACCTGCTAGGTCTACCCGGCACTAACAGCTTTGCAAGCGTAGAAATGAACAACCTCGCCTGGGTCACTCACAATCTCCGTCCACTCGCAACTAAGGTCGAGTCGGCGATGTCTATTTTGATGGACCGTTACCGTGGCGGGTCCGACGCTTTCCTACGCTTCAATCTCCAAGGGTTGCTTCGCGCTGACTTGCAAACGCGGACCTCGTCTTATTCGACAATGTTGCAGTCTGGAGCAATGTCTATCAATGAGGTTCGCGCGTTGGAGGACATGCCACCTATCGCGTCCGACGCGGCGTCACAACCTCGTGTCCCGTTGGCGAACGTCAACATCGAAGACTCGTATGTGAAGGCACAGATGGAACGGGTGAAGATGGTCCAGGCGCTCGTCTATTCCGGGTTCACACCGGAGCAGGTGTTGCAGGTTATCGGAATGGATAACATCGACCACACCGGGTTGCCTTCGGTCCAGTTGCAGGGTGTGGCGCAGGTTGACCCTGAGAACCCTGATTCGGTGTATAAGGATGAGGTGCAGTGATGCCAACTTTGAATACTCACTTTACTGTGGCAGAAGAACAAACCTCAGCCTCATATTCTCTAGTAAATCGCGCGGAACCCGATGAGCTTTCGGTGGGTGACTTTGTGGAGTGGGACAGTTCCGGTGGTATGGCACGAGGACGAATCACCCGCATCGTGAACGACGGCGACATCAACGTCCCCGACAGTGACTTCACCATCACCGGCGACGAGGAAGACCCTGCCGCACTTATTCGTGTTTACCGTGAATCCGAAAATGACGACGGTGTCATGGAATGGAACGCATCTGACGTTCTCGTTGGCCACAAGTTTTCAACCCTGACCAAGATTGATTCGTTGGAGAACCGTTCCGACGATGACGTTGAACAGCGACAAGTAGATTTGTCACCACCGGCGTACATGAGGGCAAGCGCGAGGCGTGGCCTGGAGTGGCATGGCGAAGGGTACTCCGGCGACGGGTTACTTCCCCGGACCGTTCGTGAAGCGACGGCGATGAGTCAGGGAAACATCACCGTGGACAAGTGGGTCCGGTTGCGAGCTTTCATTGCACGACACATGGTCGATTTTGATTCCCCGGCCGCTAACCCTAACAGCGACGACTTCCCCTCACCGGGTGTTGTTGCCATTGCGTTGTGGGGGGGAGGCACCACAAAGCGTTCCGCGCAACGTGCCATGGACTACGCCGAAGGTGTCATTGGTAGAATTGAGGCAGAGAATGAAGGACGAGCTAAGGGGCAGGCAGTGAGCAAAATGGAAACGCGAACCAACACCACCACGTTTGAGGTGCGCGAGTTGGAGGAATCCGGCGGGATGACTTTCGAGGGTTACGCCTCTGTGTTCAATTCTCGGTCGGAAAACTTGGGTGGCTTCCATGAGGTTGTCGCGCCTGGAGCTTTCAAGCGTTCCCTGCAGTCCCGGAATGACATCAAACTTTTGTGGAACCATGACACGGGTGCCGTTCTGGGTTCGACCCGTGCCGGTAGCTTGACGCTGACTGAGGATGATTTTGGTTTGAGGATTCGCGCCGAACTACCTAACACGACGCTCGGTCGCGACACCGCGGAGCTGATTCGGACGGGACTGGTCGATAGCATGTCGTTTGGTTTCTCTGTCATCAAGGACACCTGGGATGACACGGGCACGAACCGAACGTTGAACGCTGTCAGAATTCACGAAGCGAGCATCGTGAGCTTTCCTGCATATTCGGGCACCGCTGGCACCGTGTCGATGCGTGGCTTGGACCGTGTTGCGCAACGCGCGTCAGTTGACGTTGACGAACTCGCAGACGCTTTGTTGAAAATTGAATCTGGGGACGAGTTGTCCTCCGATGAGGCTGCACTGTTGTCCCGTGTTGTGGACGAACTGAAACCTGAAGACAAGGAACTTGAAACCGTTGGGGACCTTGGCCTTCTTGCACTGAAGAAAAAGAAACTCGAATTCTTGGAGAGGTACTGATGGCTACATTTGAAGACGTGCGCCGCGCTATTTTGAAGGTTGCGGGGAACCCTGATTCTGGGGTGGTGAGGGATTTGTCGGCGGCTATGGCTCGCGCGGTTGTCGCGCTCGA